CTGCTGGTAATGAGTTTTGGCGGCCACAAGTGTCAGCTTCAGCTCTTGATCCAGACGCAAATACCATTCAAGGTCTTATGAATGACTTGTGGGTTAAACAGGTTCGAGGAACAGATCGTCCTGATTTGATTATGGTAGATAACAGCACATGGAGTACGTATTGTGCTTCTTTGCAAGCGCAACAGCGTTTCACTACTCCTGAATCTGGTAGCCTTGGCTTCTCCAGCATTAAGTTTATGGATTCTGATGTAGTGCTTGATGGCGGTATTGGCGATCAATGCCCTGCTGGTACAGCGTTCTTCTTGAACACTGACTACCTGCATTACCGTCCACACTCAGGCCGCAACATGGTTCCACTATCGCCTAACCGTCGATATGCAACCAACCAAGATGCTGAAGTGCAAATTCTTGCATGGGCTGGCAACTTGACTTGTAGCGGAGCGCAGTTCCAAGGCCGATTGACAATGATTACGCCTTAACTGTTCGCCTGAATGGGAGGGGGCATCTGCCCTTTCCTGTTCTTTAGGGGGTAAAATCCCCTCTTTTTGGAGAAATATATGGCCTATAACGCAAGCCCGACATTTTTTACTGATTTAACTGCCGATGGATTAAGACGAACAGAAACAGAAATTGCCACAATTGGCTGGGAATCAGGTGGTAACGCAGGAGCTTCAAATGCTCATGGCGTTGGAATTAATATAGATGGCGGTGAATTGCCCGCAGAAACAAATTTTAATAGCGTTGGCATGAATTGGACGCTATTAGATCAAAAGGAAGTAACTAGAACTCCTCAAGTATCACAAGTAATTGGTGGATTTGGCTTTGTGCCAAGAAGCGGAGATGTAGCAACAACATGGGATACCACTCAACCTTCTTACACGCCTGAAGGTGCAGCAAGTTCTGGCGGTGTTTCTGGAAATGGACAAGTTGCTTCGCCCGAAACTATTGCTACTGCTACCAATCAAGCTGATTCAGGCAATGCTCCTGTTTATGATGCCTATCCCACTATTGATGGACAAGCATCTTTGCCAGCTCTTACGGGCTGGGTAAGCGTAACTTAAGAGGTATTTATGACTGACATGACTTATTTTTTTCCTTCTGCCGCTCAAGGTTGGCTCGCTGCTAAATTAAGAGTGCCTAGTGCTAGCTTTGAAAATGGCGCAAATGCAAATGCAGGTAACAATTCTGGCTTAGGCATTAACATTGGCGGTGGTTCTTTGCCTGAAATTACAGGCGAAAATAATATTGGTTCTAATTGGACTTTAAAACAACAAATGAACTCGTTTACTTCTGGTTTTACTCTACCTACGCTTAGAACTCCTCAAGGAGCGTGTCCTATAGGGTGTAGTGCAAATGTTGCAAGGACAGGAGATGTAGCAACAACATGGGATACATCTCAGCCTTCTTATAGCCCTAATGGTGCAGCAAATTCTGGCGGTCTTAGTAATTTATTTTCAGAATTTTCACCAATTAGTACAGGCACTAATCAAGCAAATGAGTCAGACGGAACGCCAGCATATGATAGCACCCCTGTTAACACAGGTAGTGCTTATCTTAATACTTTACAGGAAGGCTGGGTAACAACGACTTAACGCAGTTATTAAGTTGCTACGCGCTTTTAATTTATAAGGAAAAATAAAATGGCTACAAACAAACCTCAAATTTTTATTGGTAAAAACAAGCAAGATGAGTTTTATCCTGGTTTTGGTTTGGCAGGAGGGCAATCTCTTTGTTTAGTTGGCGATAGCATTCTTGACAATTATACCCAAACTTTTAAAAATGACACTTCAGGTTATAAAATGTCAAGCGGTATTGCTTGGGCAAATGCTCGACTAGGCTGGCCGTTTAATATTATACCGCCTAATACAGACTCAGGAGGTAATATTCAAAATGTAACTGCAAAAGTTCCTTATTACGCTAACAGTATTAATGCCGAATGGGTAATGGTTAATGCTGGCGCAAATAGTGTTGATCAATCTACTCGTAATTTAATTGAAGATTGGAATAGTTTGTTTGGAGCTTTAGAGCAAGGCAACCATAAAATTATTGCTATGAATATTTTGCCTCAAGGAAGTGTCCTTCCAGTAGGGGCGGCTTGGAACATATATTTACAACCAGCAGAAATTGCCGATTTAGTGGCGTGTAATGAATTTATTAAAAACTATTGCGAAGCAAATGGACACGTATATATTGACGCTTATTCTGCATTAGTTGCAAAAAGTGGATTAAGTGCGCGTGATTATACTTTAGGTGATTATAAACATCCTAGCAATATAGCAGGATATATAATTGGTGAAGTAATTTATGAAGCATTAAAAGACCGCACTGACCTTAAACCTTTAAAACATGGAATATATCCAGAATACAACAATATTGGTTTGCCAGGTTATACAGGTGAAATTCACGAATTAGCAGGACGACAAAATGCAAACCCTACGTTTCAGGGTACTGGTGGAAGCTCAGACGCTAATGTGAACGGCGAAGTTGCTAATAACTGGAGAATTACTCGAAACAGCGGCACAGGATCAGCACAGGCAAGCAAGGTGCTAGCTGATCCTGAAGATATTGACCAAACAAATTGGCAGCGCGTAAAAACTAACGGAACTGGCACTGTCGGAGTAAAGCAAGGTTTTGAGATTATAAATCAACATACAACGGCTCTTTTTACTCCTCTTGATTATGTAGAAGGTTATTGTGAGTTGCGAGTTGATATTGGCGAAAAACAACTGCCCTTTAATGTAAAAGCTGTTTTTACTGGTGGAACACCTAGTCCTGCCAAAACAGAGTTTGTTGTATCTAGCGTAAACCCGCCAAATGGAACTCCGTGGATATTTCCTGGAGGCGGAGTTGATGGTTTGCCACTTACTATAAAACTTGCGCCTATTCAAATTCCAGTTGATTCAACTGGTGTATATTTGCAAGTAGCTTTTAATTGCAATGGAGAAGAAGTAAAAACAATTGATGTTAGAAATTTTAGCGTTTACAGAATAAACCCGCCAACTCGCGAAATCTATCGTGGTGAACGAACTATTGCTTTAACAGGCGATCAAGATTTAGAGGGCTATGAAACTAGATACGAAAGTTATGTTTTTACTGGCGCTTTAGCAGGTGCAGCAACAATTACTTTGCCAATGCGTAATAGTCGTTTGTATACAATTACAAACCAAACAGATCAGAATTTAAACTTTACAACTGAAAACGGGAATATTACAGGTGGAATAGCTAGTCCTGTTGTTCTAGCAGCAACAAAAACAGCAATTCTTAAATGTGACGGCACTAACATTGTGCGAGTTACTAATGATGCTTAAATAGCGGGGCATTTGCCCATTAACCAAACCCCAAAGAGGGTATAACTAAAAGGCGAAAATTATGATTACAGAAGCAGATTACGGTGCAACAGATCAAGCAATGAATCGAAATGCTCAAGCAGGAGATGAAACATTGTTAGTAAAGTTTGAAAATCAAGCTCAAACTAACGAAGCCAAATCTAAAGAAGCTGGACTGCCTATTCAAGAAATGGTGACATTTATAAGCATTAAGTTTCCTGGACAAAGAAACCAAGCAATATATCGAGAGGTTCGACCAAAAGATAAACTTAGATTTCCTCGACATTGGGAGGCATTTAACCAAAGAGAAACTATGCCTCAAGCAGAGGGAACTGCTTTAAGCGAATGGGCGGGAGTTAACGCAGCGCAAGTAGAGGAATTTAAGTATTTTCATATTACTACTGTTCAGGAACTTGTTTCTGTAAACGACACTAACGCTAAAAATATTAGAGGATTTTATGCACTTAAAGAAAAAGCTCAAGCTTATCTTAAAAGCGCAGAAGAAGGTTTGGCAATTGAGGCTCTTGAAGAACAACGCACTATTAACGCAGAGTTGTTAGCTCGCTTAAAAGCTCTTGAAGAAGATTTAGAAAAAAAAGAAAAGCCGTCAAAACGTGGCCGACCTAAAAAAGCAGAAAAACCAATAGAGGAATAAAAATGGCCCGATATTTGAATGTAAATACTATTATCAATCGTGCTGCGGTTGAAATTGGTTTATTGCCTTCCGTTAATGCAGTAGCAGATTTGGGCGATACTTTTGTTCAATTACAAGGTTTATTGAATTCATCTGGGCAAGAATTGTGCGAATTAAATGATTGGCCTGTTTTAACAAAAACTCATTCTATTGTTACAACGCCTTCTGATACTGGTTCTTATGATTTGCCTGACGATTTTAATTACATGATAGATCAAACAGGTTGGGATAAAAGCAGAAGGCTGCCACTTGGCGGCCCTTTGTCTGCTCAAGAATGGACATATTTAAAAGGTCGAAATTTAACTAATCAACTTATTTATGCTTCTTTTCGACAGTTAGATGGAAAACTAGATTTGTTTCCTAACCCTCCTCCTGACGGAATGGAGATTAGTTTTGAGTATATTAGTAGAAGTTGGCTTGTTGAAGAAGGGCAAACTGACGCCACTTTGGACACAATTATTTCTGGCACTAACATTTGCATATTAAATCCTTTATTGTCTATAAAATTTTTAAAATTAAAATTCTTGCAGGCCAAAGGATTTGATTATGCTGCCGCAGCAATGGAGTTTGATACACTATTTTCATCAAGTATTGGCAAAGCTACTGGCGCACAAGTATTAAGTGCCTCCAGAGATAGGTCAAGTATGCGGTATATTACTCCTTATGGAAATACTACTGATACTGGATTTGGGATATAGATGAAAGTTTTGTGGGAATGGCTGTAAATGAGTTATCAAAGAAAAAATAATCTAAGCCGATATGGAGTGCAGCTTTCTGCTCCAACAGTTAATAGTTATACTTTTCCTGCTTCAGTTGGAGGAATTAATACGGCTTCTTCTTTAATGATGATGCCGCCAGAAGATGCTATATACGCTTATAACTTGATGCCCAGTGAATATGGCATGAGATTGCGTAAAGGCTATCGTGAATGGGCTATAAATTGTGTTGTTGATTCTACTCTTAACAATGATGTAAAAACTATTCTTCCTTTTGAATCTAACTCACGAAACTTATCTTTTAACAGGCTGTTTGCAGTTACATCAGAAGGAATATGGGATGTAACAAACTCAGGAGAGTTAAATCCTACTTTAGCTATCCTACCAAATGCTGCTGCTTGGACTTTAAATGATGACCCCGCAGGGTATGGGGTGTCTTGTGAGTTTACAAACGATGCTAATGAACATTATATGTTTTATGCGGATGGCTTAAATGGTCTGTGGCAATATGTTCAAAATACTTCAGGCTGGGTACAACCAGTAAGCGGGACAGCAGATACTGAATGGTATACTGCTGATAGTTCTGATAATAGAACTGCTTTTCCTGTTCAAGACATTGTTTTTGTCATGGTCTTTAAGCAGCGCATTTGGGTTATTTTAGAAAATGACAGTGATGCGTATTATTTGCCAATTGCTTCAGTATCTGGTCAGTTAACTAAATTTGTTTTTGGCGCAAAAATGCCTCATGGCGGCAATTTGCAAGGATTGTATAACTGGACATTAGATAGTGGCATTGGCGTTGACGATATGCTTGTTGCTATTAGCCGTGGCGGTGACGTTATTATTTATCAAGGAGCTGACCCTGAAGCAGCCGCGCCAAATGTGCCTTTTGGTGCTAGAGGAATATTTTTTATTGGAGAAACTCCCGCAAGCCGCAGAATTGCTATTGATTATGGCCCTGATCTTTATATTCTTTCAACTTATGGCCTTGTTTCTTTAAATACTTTATTAAGAGGCGAGTTTATAACAGGAGAAAGTCCTTCTAAAAAAATAAGCAGACTTTTAAGAGAAGATGTTAAATCAGGGAAGAATTTTTCTTCTTGGCAACTTGTTGTTAACCCTTCAGATGGATTTCTTCAAATTATTACTCCTAATTCGGGATCAGGAGTATATCTACAATACAATATGAACACGCAGACTCAAGCGTGGGGATTTTGGGAAGGCGTACCTATATTGGGTGCTAATTCATTTGCTGGCGAATATTACATGGGAGGAAAAAACGGAGTTGTATACATTTATGATGGAGCTGTTGATGGTTTAACTCTTGATGGCCTTAATGTTTTTCAAGACAGTCCTGCTGTGCCTGAAGGCCCAGAATGGTTTGCATTCGATGATGAGTTTATATGCGATGGAACACAGACAGCCAAAACTGAATATTTAGTTGATTTAATAACTCCTCTTGTAATAAATACTTTATACACTGTTGTATATTCAATAAAAGCAAATACCCCAATTAATTTATGGGAAAATAATCTTTTTGATGCACAGCCTTCTTCTGCTTGGACTGTTTTATTTAATACTGATTTTCTTTGCGATGGAACTCAAACAGATGTAGCTAAATATGAAATACTTACACCTCTTGTTGGCGGGGGCTTGCGTCTACAATTTAAAACAGGGTTTTTGTACACAATTACATTTGACGCTCTTTCTGGAAATGGCCTTTATAAATTAGCTGTAGGCAATGAAGATGTTAGCGAGTGGAATTCAGGCGATGATTCGTATTCGTTTGCTTTTACTCCTACTGTTGACTCAGATAAAATGAGTATTATTGGAGATGAGTTTTTTTCTGGCAATATTTCAAATATTAGTGCGACTATTTTTGATGGAAGTGGATTTCATTCCGTTTCTATAGGACTAGAGGTAATGGAAAATCCAAGCTCTGGAAGCGGAATTTATAGTCATAATTTTATTGCAACAGCAGCTAATACGCAGATGGCTCTTGTAGGTAACATAGATTTTCGAGGAACATTTTATAATGTAAGTTTAAAAATAGCTGGCCTTCCTGGAAGTCCTATTAACTTTAGATCACTTACTAGTTTTCAAGCACCTGTTGGGCATTCTAATTTTAACAAAGTAGGTTTTATTAGAACTATCGGTTTGTTGTCGGGTTCTTCTGCTATAACTGTAAAAGCAATTTACGATTACAATATTTCTGAATATATTTCTTCTAATTCGCCAGTAACTACAACATCGCTTTCTAGCTGGAATAGTGCTGTTTGGGATTTTTCTCAATGGGATGGTGCTTTACAAGGGCAGTCTATTACAAGCGGGGCTTCTGGCCTTGGCCGATCTTTTGCTGTTGGTATGCAAGGTAATGCAAATACAAGAATTAACATATTAGGCTGGGATGTTCTTTTTAATACTGGAGGTTTTTTATAATGATAAAATTTAAACCTTTAACAGAACAAAAAGAATGGGACTGGATTTCAAAAAGAGCAAAACAGGCTCAAGTTGAAGATTCACAAGGGTTAGTTGCTTACAAAGATGATTCTGGAGAAATTTTAGGAATTGTTGTTATGGACAGCTGGACTAAATCAGGCTGTCAGGCTCATATAGCTATTGATAACCCTATGTGTATACGGGCTGGACTGTTGAGTGAGGCTTTTTTTCATATCCATGTAACGTGTGATCGCAAATATGCGTTTGGAGCAATTCCTGCTAACAATAAAAAAGCTTACAATTTTGATTTAAAAATAGGTTTTAAAGAAGTTGCTAGGATTCCTGATGGTCATGCAGAAGGTGTAGACTACATAATAATACGTATGTCGAGAGAAAATAATCCTTGGCTTCTTAAGAAGTCGTCAGAAAAAAGGAAAGCAGCGTAATGGCTATTAATGTAACTGAAGATATGACAGAAGAAGAAAAAGCTTTGTATTTTAAAAACTTTGCGCCTTTAAAAGATGAAAGTGCGTGGAGCTGGGGAGATATGATAAATGGCGGAAATCCACAAGTAAATCAATGGGATGCTTTTAACACAAATGCTTTGCAAGATTTTAACAATCAAAATAGCGTTAACAGCTTTGATGAAAGTCAGCTTCAAGGACTTATAAGCCAAGAATCTAATTATCAAAATAAAGCTAATGAAGCTAGGGATATACGAACAGCGGCAGCAAATGCGCCTAAAAAACCTTTTGTTCCTAGTATGGACAATTGGAATTGGGCTTATGGAGGGCAAGGAATTCCAGAAGTAGAAGTAACCCCTTTTGATTCGCCAGAAGGAGAAACATCATCTTCATATAATTTAGGGTATGGGCTTACGCCAGAATCAAGCAATATGGACATAATGAGTGCAGTAAGAGGTTTAGATAAGTTTGATAATCAACCCGACCAAGATAAATTTAATGCTTGGATGGCAACGACAAGTGGAGGAAACCCTAGCGAAAGTTTTAATTGGGCAAATATAACAAATCCTGAAGAATATACGCTTAATATTTCAGATGTCGATTTAGCACCAGATAACAAAATTTGGTTTAACAAAATATTAAATTCAATTTACACTAGCGATGCTTTGCCTAGTGCCGCGCCTGCTGGTTATGCAAATCCCTCACCAAGCGGGTACGCTAATCCCAATCCATCTAACAATACAAGGGCAAATTAAAATGGGCAAAAAAGATGATACTAATTATGAAGAAGTTGCATTAATTCAAGGCGAAGCAAACAAAGAATCAATTCGTGACCAGAATTATGCTAATAGGCCAACTCAGTACACTCCGTATGGAAGCACAAACTGGAATACTGAACAAGTAATTGATCCCACAACTGGTGAGCCTGTTACTGCATGGACTCAAACCACATCTTTATCGCCTGAGCTTCAGTACATATTAAATCAACAACAAGGTATTGCCTCTGGAAAAGGCGATATTGCTGGAATGCTTGTAGATAGAATGGGCAGTGAATTTAGCACAGAAATGGACTGGAATAGTCTTAGTCCTATGGGTGAGGTGCCTATGGCGCAATATACCCGCCCTGAAAATCAAGTTCAGTCGCAATTTACTAGTGCAAATCCAAATATTGAAAGTCCTTATGCTACTCGACAGGCTGCTGAAAATGCTGTGTACAGTCAGGCGCAATCAAGAATTGCCCCCCAACAAGAGGGCCAAAGAGAAGCCTTAGAACTAAAAATGAGGAATCAAGGATTGAATCCAGAAGATGCTGCTTGGCAATCTCAAATGCAAGGTCAAGCTCAAGGATTTAACGATCAAAACAATCAAGCTCTTTGGAGTGCGAATCAGGCTGGAAGGCAAGAATCTGACTCTATGTATGGTCAATTAATGGGCCAAAATCAAAATGCTTTTAATCAAAATATGGGCGCTAATAACCAAAATTTTAATCAAATGATGGGCATTAACCAAAATACTTTTAATCAGAACTTAGGGGCTAATGCTCAAAACTACGGTCAAGCTATGGGCAATAGTCAGTATGCTAATCAGATTCGTCAGCAACAAATGACAGAAGCTATGACTCAGCGTGGATTTAGTTTAAACGAGATTAACGCATTAATGTCAGGGGGTCAGGTTGGACTTCCACAAATGCCTAATTTTTCTCAAGCAGAGGCAGCGCAACCTGCTGATTTTCAAGGGGCGGCAGCTCAACAGGCCAGTGCTAATGCAGCTAACAATCCTGGTGCTGCTTTGCTTGGTGTTGGAGCTGATTTAGGTGCGGCTTATCTTGGAAACTCAAACGTCTTTAAATAAAAATTAGCAGGAGATTAAAGTGACACCTGAAGAATTAAGAAAACAACAATTAAGGGCGGGTATTGCAAGAGCAATGAATGGCCCACCGCCTAGTACCCTTAAAAGCATTGGAGAAGATGTTGCAAGGGCAGGGATGACTGCTGGCACAACTTCTGCGTTTACTAACGATCTTGATGCAAGAATAAATGCTGAAGCTATGGCTAAAACTTTTGCGGGGCAAGAATCTAATATTATTGCTCAAAGAGCTAGGGCTAAAAGATTAAGAGACAAAGGTATGCCTGAAGCTAGGATGGTAGGGCAAGGCGAATGGGCTACGCTTATGCAGCCTAACTGGGGCGAACAGCTAAGGGGTGTAACTAACACTTTATTGGGAGGCTATTTAGAAGGTCAGGCAGGGAGAGATGCTGAACAGCTAGACGTAGATCAGACTGAGCAAGCTAGCTTGGTATTGG